GGATAGTTAGTATATTTCATTACACAAACTCCTTTGCCCATCGTTGGGCAGTTTCGAAATCTGGAGCATACTCCAGCATGGTGCCAAGAGCCGCCTCCATTTCGAGGCGATCACGATGGATCTCGTACTCGATCTGAGCACTGAGGCTATCACACTCTGCCTCAAGTTCTGCCGTGCTCCACTCGTCCCAGTTGAAGCGAGGGCGAATGCCATTCAGCTCCTTAAATCTGTCTGAAATGTAGCTAACTAAATCGTCACGGTTCCAAGTATTGTTCATAATATAAGCCCTCACAGCTTGTTTTTTCAGTTTATAAGTACATTATACAGGGTACTTTAGCAAATGTCAAGCATTATTTTAACTTTTTTTGCTTTTTTTCGCCCAATAGAATCAATAACTTACAACTCAATTTCATATAACCATTATAGCTAATTATAGACAGGTTGTCAAGTATTTAAATCTGAATAAAAACAATAACTTAGAATCTTCACCAGACGCTCTGTATTGCGGCACCTTAGCCGTCAATTATAATGAAGGAAGCATAACTACCAGCAGGACGCTCTATTCTGGCGTCAAATCCTTCTATGGCCAGATGTTCTACGAGCCAGTCTGGGTTGTATATAGTGATAATATGTCTAGAATCATATTCTTGTAACGCTGTCTGTCCAGTGACGATAAAATTGTTGTCAAATAGAGAGAAGGTAGAGGTACAGTTTGCTATGTCGGGTCTGAAGTCTACACATTCTCCATACTCATGAACTCGTCTCTGCCAGAACCAGTTTGTTAATACTTTGTCTTCGGTTGAAATGATACTGATGGCGATTTTCTTAGGACCTAATGTCTTCATCCATTGTAGGGTGATAATAAGGTCTAGAAAATCTGAGTGACTGAAAACGCTGTATGAAAAAATGTAATCAACGCTTCCGTTTCTTGGGATGGGATAGTCGGCATGATAGTCACCGTCGTGATTATATGCCCAGTTGTATCTATTGAACTTCAGAAACTCTGCATTAGGAAAATCTTCCTTTCCTATCCTCAATGCTTCTTTGTCTAGATCGATACAGGTGTAGTTTTCTTCTTTTATCTTTCCTTCAGAAAAGAAAAGGAGATTCGCAGTATTACCACCGTAGTCTAATACTGTTGAATCTCCAACTTCTCCGAAAATATTTTCGAACATCGGATATCTGTCGTGTTGTACTTCTCTAGTATAGAGATTGTTCCACATAATATAAACTCAAATTATTTCTTAGCGAATGCTTGCGCTCCAAAGAATGCTGCGACAATACCAGCAACAGCTACAAAGTATGTCGGTGCCATGTCGCCCAAAGTTGCTTGTGCTTGGTCTAGTCCTGACAGTGAAGCAATAACTACAGCAGCAGGATAAAGTAACATGCCGCCAAGTGCGAACCAAGCCATCTTTCTTTGAGCATCACGCATTGCGTCTTGGTCTTCAAGTTCTTTGCGCTTGAACTCCATATACATTGCATGCTCTCTATCGTCTACTTTACCATCGCCGTTTGAATCGGCAGGATGAAATGTTTTGTCTTTTTTAATTTCTTCTTCTGACATAGTGAGAACTCCCTTTCTCACTATTTATAAAGTTTAGAACTTTATTCCATCGAAGTCAGTTTTTATATTTTTCCTGTCGAACACTGGTGTATCATCGTACTTAGATGCGCCTGAATCAGTTAGGCCTGCTTGTGAGTCTTCTAAGTCAAAAAGTTTCATTCTTGCTCTGTCAACACCAATCATAAATCTTTTGTTAGAAGTAGGATCAGCATAACGATTCTTCAACTGCTTCACCATGATCTGTCCCAACTGCTCTAACTCTTCTGTACTGATAAGAGCAATCATCAAGTCAGCAGTAGCAGGAAGACCAAACGATTCTGAAGTATCTGTCAACTCAACATCTGAATTGTTGTAACCGCCACGAGTAGTCTGTGTCGCTGTGACAATAGGAACATCAAACTCTACGGCGAGTCCTCGAAGTTCTTCTGCAATGGACTTAATAATAGTGTAAGAATTTGCAGATGAACCAGCACGAAAGCGACTGCTAGAACAAATATTGAGATAATCAATGAAAATAATGTCAGGCCGAAAGTTTCTCTTAAGTTTAAGTTCATTGAGAAGCGATTTGAAATGGCCTGCGTGAGCCGATGCTGTCGGATACTCTTTAACAATGAGTCTACCTTGAATTTTTTCATTTAGTTTACTGATCCTGTCATCAAACATACTTTTAGATAAATCTTTCAACTGACCGATAGGCAAGTTCATAAGATTTGCGTCTATTCTTTCAGCGATTCTTTCTTCTGACATCTCTAGTGTTATGTATAACGCATTCTTGCCTGCTGCGATATTACCTGCTGCCATGTGACACATGAACAAAGATTTACCAACACCAGTACCTGCGAGTGCTACATTGAGTGTCTTGTTTGACAACCCACCGCCTGTAATCTTGTTGAACATTTCAAGATCAAAAGGCAGTTTCTCTTCGAGGCGATGATAGAAGTCAAAGCGTTCGTTAGCGTTCTCAATGTAATCGTGACCTACATTGTTATCGAAACCAACACTGAGTGCCTCTGAGAGAATACTCGGCATCGCATCTTTACTGAGTTCTTTGTTTCTGCCATCGAGAATGCCAATGCTTTCCATCACGGCATTGTACAGTGCTTTGTCTTTACAAAACTTCTCTGTCTCGTCCAGAAGCCACTGACTGTCGGCATCTTCTGTGTCTAGCGTTTCAACGATAGCCTGTATTTCACTGAATTCACTTTCAGTAACAGCTTTATCGTCTGTCACTGCAATCATAAGAGCTTGCTTCGAAGGCGCAGCATTGTAAGTAGTAGTATGTGCTGATATCTTATCAAATACTATTCTGTCCTCGTTTCTAGAAAAATATTCAGGCTTGAGAAAAGGAATAACTTTCCTCAAATACTCTTCATTGTAACAAAGATTAGATAAAATAATTTGTTCTATTGATTGTTGCAAAGGTCTTCCTTAATAAATTCTTCACGGATTGTTTCTACACATGCATCACACAGATACAATTCTTCTGTATCTGTGTGAAAGCATACTGCTGTATCGTTTTCGTAAATCGTTGTTTGACAACGATCACATGCGCCTTTAGTCTTCAATCGCTTCGTAAACATCTGCAATATCTTCCTCTGTGATTTCTTCTCTCATGATACCATCTGAACTTGAGATTGTGTATCGCTTTGAAATCCAGTCAATGAATGTTTGATCTGACAGAATAGGCAACCAGAAATCTTTCTTCTGTGTGTCTGCCTTTCTTGCTTTAGGTTCTACTGCTTCTCCTGTTGACATATCTACTCGCTGATACCAACCGTTGCTAGGCTTGATAACATGACCTGATTCCATTGCCATGTCGAGTAGTCCTGACCACTTGCTGATACCACCTTCGAATGACACTTCAACAGGAATCTTAGACTTCTCACGAACGAAGCGAGACTTCTCAACATTGATAATGAAGTTATAGCCTGTCAAGTCTTGTCCTGTCTTCTCTTGCTGACGACCAATAATGTAGATGTTATCTGCTGAGTAGTAGATGCCTGTACCGCCTGATACGACTGCCTTACTGAACATCTCCATAGTCTGATAAGTGTGATTCACAACTACCATAGGAATGTCTTTGATTGTCAGGTGAGGAGTAACCATTCTGAACAGTGACTTCATTTGCTTTGCTCGTGTCATGTCTGCAACTGACTTGCCGTCAAGTGCGTCTTCAACTTCTTTCTTCGATGCCAAGTTACCTACAGAATCTACAATCACAATCACATGATCACCACGTTCAATGCCATTCATCTGAGACATTACATCGTGCTTCAACTGCTCAATGTCTGTGATAGGAGTATGAATCACTCGGCTAGTGTCAATAGCAAAAGTATCGAAGTATGCCTGAGGAGTACCAAACTCTGAATCGTAGAACAAAACAACCGCATCATCATACTTGTCCAGATAAGACTTCGCAAGTAAAAGAGAGAACGCTGTCTTGAAGTGCTTCGAAGGACCTGCGAATACTGTAAGTCCAGGAGTAAGACCACCGTCTAGGCGACCACTGAGTGCTACATTCAAGGCAGGCACTGATGTTTGAATCAAATCTTTTGTAGTGAAGAATTTTGATTCGGTTAGAATAGCTGTATCTTTAATCGTGCTATTCTTTTTCAATCTTTCCATTAAGCTCATTTACTTTCTCCGTTCATCATTAATTTTTAAAGCTGTGTCAAAAATATTTAAATCATTGTAACACAAAGTTCTCATGTGTGTCAAGTCTTTAGGAAAACAACTACCACCGAAACCTAATTTTCCGTCTGGTCCAGGAACGTCCCAATGAGTTCCTCCTGTCCACGAATCATTTGATAAAAGATTAGACACAAAGGAATAATCTACATTTTCTCTTTGGCATATTTCATAAAATTCGTTAGCTACTGCCACTCTCATCGCCAATGCTGAATTTCGCATCAATTTAAACATGCTGGCTTCTTTCGGCTGGCAGATATTAACTGTCTTATTAATATTCTCAAAAAGTTCTACTAGTTCATCGTCGGTTTCTTTCATGCCGATAATGAGAGGCAACTGAGGATCGTCAACGTCAACTTTCCAGCATCTTTCTCTTAGAAACTCTGGCATCATGTACGCTTGAGGAAACAATTCTACTTGCTCAGGTCCGATAGTGCTACGAATAACTAACTGACATACATCCTTGTACTCTTCGTAAACTGACTGTAATATGCTTATATCCAGTTCATTGCCTGTAGAAGGAGTAGGCACACAAATAAATGCATACTCTACTGTTTCAAAGTCACACAACAAATATTTTGATGGATCGTGAAGTTGTATATTACAATTTGTCTTTTTTAAGAGATATTCTGTAGCTTTACCAACAAAGCCATAACCAATAATT